AAAATACGATTAATGAAGAGGAAAAAAAGACTCTTAACATAGATACAGTTATTGAAGATATGCGAAGAAGTAACTGGGTTAAAGAAAGTAAATATGAGAACATTTCAGCTTTTAATTTTAGTGAAAGAGCATTTAAAAAAGGAATATGGGATGAAATAACAACAAAAGCAAGAGGGTTATTTATAAATACAAACACAAAAGAGATTGTTGCTAGAAGTTATGATAAATTTTTCAAAATAAATGAGGTTGAAGAAACACAAGCAATATACTTAAAATCAAAATTTGAATATCCATTAAATGTATATGTTAAATATAACGGATTTTTGGGAATATTGGGATATGATAACGAGTCTGATGAACTAATTATTGCAAGTAAAAGTTCTTTAAATGGAGAACATGTTGGATATTTTAAAGAATTATTAAAGGGAAAAGATTTAGATAAAATAAAGCAATATTTAAAAGATAATAACTCATCAATGCTTTTTGAAGTTATAGACATTGTAAATGATCCTCATATTATAAAATATGACGAGAACAAATTGGTTTTATTAGATGTAATTAACAACGATTTAAAATTTAACAAACTTGATTATGAAGAGTTACAATCTATTGCTGCTAAATTCGACTTTGAAGTTAAAGAGTTGGCTTATACACTAAATAATACACAAGAATTTTGGAATTGGTATTATATGGTACAAGAAGAAAACTATCAATACAAAGATAAATATGTTGAAGGATTTGTTATTGAAGATTGCAAAGGTTTTATGGTTAAAGTGAAATTAGACTATTATAATAACTGGAAATTCATGAGAGGAGTATTACAACAAGTAAAAAGACAAGGATATATTAGAAGAACAAGCAGTTTAACAACGAAATTACATAATGATTTTTATAATTGGTGTGTAGCTAATAGAGATATTTTGCCTCAAGATATTATAAGTGCGAGGGAGATGTTTGAGAGTGAATAGAGAAGAAAAAATAATGAAAAGAGTCCAAGAACATTATGATTATTTAGAGAAAAAAGGCTTTGAAATAGTGTTTTTAGCATTACAAGGTTCACAAAATTATGGATTAGATGTCTATGATGAAGATTATATGTCAGATGTTGATACAAAAGCAGTAATATTACCATCATTTGAAGACTTTGTTTATAATAGAGAGCCTAAGAGTAAAACCTTAGTATTAGAAAATAATGAACATATTGATGTAAAGGATATAAGAGTAATGTTTGAAACTTATAAAAAGCAAAATGTAAATTTTATAGAAACATTATTTACTGAATTTAAAATAGTAAATCCAAAATATAAAAATTTAGTACAATCATTGTTTGATAATGCCGAAGAAGTTGCACATATAGATAGAAATCAAGCAATTAGATGTATGGCAGGAATGAGCAAAGAAAAATTGAAAGCATTAAAACATCCATATCCAACAATAGTGGATAAAATTAATAAATATGGATATGATCCAAAACAATTACACCATATTTTAAGAATGAATGATTTTATAAAGAAATATGCAATATTAGAAAAGCCTTATAAAGAATGTCTAATTCCGGATAATAAGGAGTATTTGATACAAATTAAAAAGGGAGTTTTATCTGAAGATGAGGCAACACAATTAGCAATAGAAACTGATGAAGATACTTATGATGTAAAAAACTGGGCGACTGGATTTGATGATAGACCAGACATAATCAATCAAAAAGGATTAGATGTTTTAGATAAAATAAAATATGAAATCCTAAAAATGAGATTCCAAGAAGAATTAAAAATAAATTAATAGAAAGGAAAATAATTATTGGAGGTCAAGATATTGTGAGATTTCGAATAATAGTATTCCAATTCAAAAAGTAAAAAACAAGATAGAAGAGATAGGCGAAAAAATAAAATATGAAGAAAATGAAAAGGTAGTAATATATCTGAATAAACAAAAGAATATTTTACAAGAGCTGCTAGAAAGCGAGGAGTGAGTTATGAACGAGGAAGAAAAGAAAGTAGTTGAAGATTATAAAAGTAAATTAGATTTATACAAATATGAGAAAAAAATTGGCTTAGGTAGAATCAACATAGATGAAAAAATATATGAAATGGAAGTAATTATAAATGTGATTGAAAGATTGCAAAAAGAGAATGAAAAATTAAAGAAATCTAAAATAACATATGAAAGAGTTAGAGATATACAAGAAAAAAATAAAAATATAGTAGATAAGAATTATATTCCAAAGAAAAAATAGAAGAATTAAACGAAAAAGTAAATCAAGGTGGCATTATTTATAGTTTAAAGCAATATGCAAGATGTCAAAAAGATGTTTTGGAAGAATTACTAGAAAGTGAGGAAAAATAGAGATGAAGAAATTTTTAATTGTAAGTGGAATAATTTTAGGTGTAATTTTAATGTTTGTAGGAATATTTGCAGGAACAAATAATAGTGCAATTAATCTTGAAGAACAAATAAAAGAAAGTAGATCTAGTATTAATATTCAGGAGAAAAGAAGAGAAGATCTAATTTGTAATTTAGTAGATGCAGTAGAAAGCTATAATAAATACGAGCAAGAAACAATGGAAAAGATTATTGAAGCAAGAAGTAAAGCTAGTAATGGACAAGTTGAAGAAGCGGAAATATTAATTAATGCAGTTGCAGAGCAATATCCAGAATTGAAAAGCAATGAAAATTATAAAACATTAATGACAGAATTAGCAGTAACAGAAAATTTAATTGCAGAGCACAGAAATAATTACAATATTCAAATAAAACAATATAACAAGTACATAAAAGCATTTCCTAACAGTATGATTTTAAACATTATGGGATATGAGAAATTAGATAATACATATTTAGAATATAATACATCAGAAGATTCACCTAAAAACTTATTTAACAAATAAGAGGTGCTATATGGAAATTGGAGATATAACAATAACAAAAAGAGAAATATTAGTCTGTATTGCAGCAACGTTAATATTATTAGGAATTGGGTTCCAAATAATTGCAACAATTCAAAATTCCATAAATGAAAAAAATGAAAAATATTTTAAGGCATTAAAGATAAATAATGATACTGAACAATTTCAGTATGCTATAAATACAAATTTAGGACAAGTTATGGCTTATGGAAAAGTAGAAGCGGTAAATGGTGTAAAAATAGAGGACTTAGAAAATAGATATTTTTATATAAAAAAAGAAAAAGAAAAGTACACAATACATACAAGGCAAGTTGCACACACGAGAAAAGTTGGGAACACAACGCAAACATATTACACAACTGAAACATATTATACATGGGACCATGCAGGACAAGAAGAGTGGAAAACAAAAAGATTTAGATTCTTAAATGTGGAATTTGATTATGGCACAATTAATTTTAATAACACTGAGTACCTTACAACAATACAAACAGATTCAACAACTAGATATGTATATTATATTATACCTTTTGAATTTGAAGGTACATTATCTACAGATATAACCAACAACACAATAACAAACAATCAGTTTTTCTATAATAAGAAAATAGAGAAAATAATCGAAGAAAAAAAGGCAGAAATAAATACAACAAAAATAATGTTTTGGTTTTTATGGATATTTTTCATAATACTGCTAGATTTTGGTTATGTCGGTTTAGATAATAATTATTTAGAAGATTAGAGGAATGAACTTATGATATATGAATTTGAAGTACCAGGAGAAATTACTGGAAAAGCCAGACCAAGGTTAAACGCTAGAAGCGGAAAAGTATATACACCTACAAAAACGAAAAATTACGAATATTTAACAAGATTTTATTTTACACAAAAATATCAAGATTATACACCAGTTGAAGGAAGAGTAAAAATAAGCATAATTGCGTATTTTGATATTCCTAAAAGTACAAGTAAAAAGAAAGAAGCGGGAATGTTGGAAAATAAAATAAGTCCAACGAAAAAGCCGGATATAGACAACATTACAAAAGTTGTTTTAGATGCATTAAATAAGTTTGCATATAAAGACGATACGCAAATTACTGAAATAACAGTAGTAAAAAAATATGCTAGTACACCAAAAGTAAAGATTAAAATAGAAGAATACTAAAGGAGATAAAGGAAATGTTAGATTTTATTATGAGATTATTTGGATATGAAAATATAAGAAATATAAAGATTCCAAAAGAATACAAGATTCCAAATACAAAAAAATTAGTATGCAAAGCAACTTTTTTTCAAATTACAGGGCAGACTTTAGATAAAGTTGTAATAAATAACGAAAATTTATTACTTGATGGATATACAACTTATATTCTAAATAGGTGGCTAGGAAATAAATACATAAAAGTTGTGAAAATAGATACGAGTCTACAATTATATAAAACAGTATATAAAAATTATATATATAGATAAAATATGGAGGTACTAATGAACAGAGAAGATTTAAAAGGTTATAGACATACACAAGAGTGGATAAAAGGTAGAATAGAGTATATTGATCAATATAAATCAAGTATAAATAAATTGAATAGTGTTTTATCAGATATGCCAAAGGGAAGCAGAGAGATACAAGATAACGAAGCAGAAAAAATCGCAGAACTGATAGATTGTGTTAATGAATTACTTGAAAAAGTAAAAGAAGAAAATAGAAAGCAAATGCAAATTTTAGAACAATTAGATAAAGTAAAACAACCATATAGAAATATATTGGATAAGTTTTACATACAAGGAAAAAGCTTAGTAGTTATTGCTGCAGAAATGGGATACAATTATGAGCATATAAAGAAGATGAATGGAATTGCTTTAAATATTTTTGATAATATAAAATAATGCTACCAAATGCTACTGAATGCTACCATAAAAAGTGTTACAATAGTAGTGTGAAAAAAGATAAATGAGAGCTGACTAAATGTTGGCTCTTTATTTTGTTGTTATTAATGATACTAGATAATTAATATATTTTGATATTTAGGCAGTATGTTTAAATAATTCCTTCAATAAGCGTGGACGATTCTAGTTAAGTCTATAGATATATAGTAAGCAGTGATATAACATAGATTAAGCAAATTGACGAAAGTAGAGCGATTATAGCATCGAATAAAAGTCAATTAGTTCTAGATAGCAATAACCTATAATTATACCATTGCTTAGTGTATATTGAACTAATGAAAAAAGGAGTTGCTATTATATACATAGCAAAAAGGTAAATGCTATGAAAGAGAAAATTAATTGGCAAAATTGTATGAAATATAGATGCGAACAGTGTAGACACTATCAACAATGCAAAAAAGAAGAAGAAAACTATATAAATAAAACTGCTCTGCAGAAAAATAAAGTAAAGAAATAGTATGGAGGAATATATGTTAAAGGTATTAATTATTATTATACTGTTACCGATTGCATTAATTTGTTTAATTTTAACAGGTGCAATTATAGCTGGAATATTAGTCTTAATGTTTGAATCTGTGAAAAGATTAGTCGAAGCAATGAAAGAGATAATGAAATGCTAAAGACTTGCAAGTATTGTGGAATAGTACCATACAATCATATATGTCCTCATAAAGAGAAGCATAAGAAATCTATAACAGATGTAGATCGTTTTAGGTGGAGCAGAAGATGGCAAGAAAAAAGGGAAGAAATAAAACAAAGGGATTTATACTTATGTCAGATATGTATAAGAGAAATTTATGGAACAACAATAAAATATAACTCAAATAATTTATCTGTGCATCATAACATACCAATAAACGAAGATTACAACAGGCGATTAGATAATAATAATTTAATAACGTTATGTAGTATGCATCATGAAATGTGTGAGAATGGAGAGATATCAAGAAAAGAAGTTCGAGAAATAATTGATGAGCAAGAAAAGAGAGTATCCCCCCCTCCAATAACGAAAAAATAGTGGAGGCGTTTGCACACCTACCCGCATACCTTCGCTTGAAAAAAATTCCCACATCAGAAAAAGGAGATGAGACAATATGCCGACACCAACAAAACCGTTTTCTGTGTTAAAATCAGAAGGCAAAAGTCATAGAACTAAAGCCGAATTGAAGGTTCGTGAGCAAGGAGAGAAGGCACTACAAACTTCTCAAAAAATAAAACCAAAAAAAGAGGTAAAAAAGAACAAAATTGCATACAAAGAGTTCAAGAGAATTGTATCACTATTGGATAACATTGATAAGTCAGATGCCTTATACGAAAATGTAATTAATAGGTATGCAATGTTGTATGCTGAATGTTACGAATTTGAGGAAAAAAGAGAAAGGTTTTACAATGAACTCAATAAACTTGATGAAGACTATGCCTTAGATCCAGATGGAATGACAATAAAAGAATACTATGATACAGTAAGCAACATTCAAAAGAATATACTTGATTTAGATAAACAATTACAAAATAAGAGAAAGATGATGCTTGATATTGAAAAGGAAAATATAATGACAATTGCATCGCAATTACGAACTATTCCAAAGAGTGTAGAACCAGCAGAAAATCCTTTATTGAAGGTATTAAGAGGTGAATAAGCACAATGCTATTAGAAAAGGCACGACAATATGCAACAGATTGTATAAATGGTAAAGAAATAACAACTTTTGAAGTAAAAACGCAGTGTGAATGGTTTCTAGAGGACCTTGAAAAGCAAAAGAATGAAAGTTATCCATATTATTTTGATACAAAAGAAATTAAGATAATTGAAGGAATATTAAAATTACTGAATTATGCTACTGGACTAAATGATATAGTAGGAAAAAATATATTAGAAGGTTTGGAAAATTTCCAAGCTTTTTTTATTGCAAATATATTCGGTTGGAGATATAAGACAGACTCTAAAAAATACAGGTATAGGGAAGTAATTTTATTTATTGCAAGAAAAAACACAAAAACGTTTTTGGCAGCATTAATATTTATTATTCTGATGCTGACGGAAAGCGATTATAGTGAGTTCTATTCTATATGCTTAGATAGAGATCTAGCTGGAGAAGTAAAAAAAGCTATAGCACAAATTTTAAATGTAAGTCCTAATGTGGGACAATACTTTAATATTCCAAAGACTTTAAGCGGAAGATTAGAGTGCACATTGACACATAGTTTTTATCAACCACGTACTGCGGAGGCAAATAGAAATAACTCTATCAAACCATCGGCATTTATTGCAGATGAATTTGGGGCAATGAAGGATAATTCGAACGTTGGAGCAATGAAAACAGGTCAATTAAGTGTTAAGAATCCATTAATGTTTAAATTAACGACAGCCTATGCAGAAGATAAATCAATAATGTTAGATGAACTTGAATACCTAAAAAAGGTTTACAAAGGTTTGGAGATAGATGAAAGGCTATTCGCTTTATTATATTATGCTCCAGAAGAACATTTATGGGACGATATTGGACTTCGAATGGCAAACCCACTAAAAGTAGAAGAAAATTATCAAGAAATTAGAGAGAACAGAAGGAAAGCTCTTGCAAAACCAAGCGAAAGAGAAGAATATTTAACTAAAAATATGAATTTCTTCGTGCCAAGTAATAGTGGTGAAGCATATATTGAGCTTGATAAATTAAGACAATGCAAAAACATTAGAGGGGTGTTTGATTGGAAGGGCAAAGATGTATATCTTGGTTTAGATTTGGCTATGTCTAATGATAATACTTCTGTATCAATGGTTACACTAGAAGATGACGTAATATTTGCAAAAAGCTGGGCTTTTATTCCAAAAGATAGAATAGAAGAAAAGAATAAAAAAGAAAGAACAGATTATAGACGATTTATTGAAGAAGGCAGTTGCTTTGCTTGTGGAAATCAAATAATATCATACGAATATGTTGAAAATTTTATAATGAATTTAGAAAAAGAATATGGTGTACATGTTATACAGATAGGATATGACAGATTTAACTGTATTTCTACAGCAAATAAGTTGGAAACGGCTGGCTATGAATGTGTTGAAGTAAAACAGCACTCAAGCGTATTACACCAACCAACAAAATGGTTACAAGAAAGTATCTTACAGAAAAAATTTAGTTATGATGGAGACAAGCTTTATGAAATTAATTTCCAGAATGCAAGATGTACAGAGGACACGAATTTAAACAAATATGTAAATAAGAAAAAATCAAGTGGAAAAGTCGATATGGTTGTAAGTACAATTATAGCCACTTATTTATTGCAACAGTCAGCATTAAATGAGAACTTTGTAGTTCAAAGTTTTTAAGTAGGAGGTGAGAGATTGTGAAGATATTTAATTTATTCAAAATAGAAAGAATAAAAAATGCAGAAACTGAAGTACGGAGATGAGCTTCTAAAAATATTAGTATCAGATGAGACTATAGACAGAAAAATGGCTCTTGATATTCCTATAATTAATAGCTGTGTTGGGCTAATTTGTGATACCTTTGCTACAATACCATTCAAATTGTACAAAAAAACAACTAATGAAGGCAGATTAGAAACAAAAGAAATAGACGATCCTAGAACAAGAATTATTAATTATGATACAAAAGATACTCTAGACGGTTTTCAATTTAAAAAAGCAATATGCGAAGATTATTTGCTTGGAAAAGGTGGATATGCATATATAAAAAAGAGAAAAAATGACTTTATTGGTCTTAATTATGTAGAAGAAAAATATATAACAATATTTAAGAATACGGATAAAATCAATAAAAGTTTTGAAATTACTGTTGATGGAATAACTTATAAGAATTATGAATTTATTAAGCTTCTTAGAAATTCAAAAGATGGAGCTTCTGGAGAAGGTTTAATAGATAATATAAATAAATCATTGCAAACAGCATACCAAAGAATACTATTAGAAAAAGATCTGATGAAAACATGTGGAAATAAAAAAGGTTTCCTAAGAGCAATGAGACATTTAGATAAAGAAGGAATGAATACTCTTAGAAAAGAATGGAATGATTACTATGCAGGTAATTCGAGTTGCGTAATTCTAAATGATGGTATGGAATTTAAAGAAGCATCAAATACATCAGTTGAAAACCAATTAAATGAGAAAACAAAGACTTTTTCTGATGAAATGAAAGAATTATTTCACATAAAAGATGATTACAATTCGTATATTCGAGAAGCAATTATACCAATAGTAAATGCTTTTTGCACTGCACTAAATAGAGATTTTTTACTTGAAAAAGAAAAAGAGCAATATTATTTTGATGCGGATTTAAACGATTTGTTAAAAGGAAATTTAAAAGAAAGATTTGAAGCGTATAAAATAGCAATTGAAAAAGGTTTTTTATCTAGAAATGAAGTTAGATTTAAAGAAAATATGAATAGTGTTAAAGGGTTAGATGTTTATACAATAAGTTTAGGAGAGGTTATGTTAGATCCAAAAACTCAAATCATATACACACCTAATACCGATAGCACAAAAAAACTTAATGAGGGAGGTGAAGAGGATGCCAAGAAATAAATTCTATGAAATAAAAAATATAATACCAAATACAAGTGCAGATTTGTACGTATATGGAGAGATAGTAACAGATGACAAGAATTATTGGACCGATGAAAAAGACGAAAATCTTATAGGGTTACAGAGTTTCAAAAAGGAATTAGATGATTTAGGAGAAATTTCGGATTTAAATATTTATATGAATACTCCAGGAGGGGAATTGTTTGTAGCAACTACAATTTGCAGTATGTTACAAAGACTAAAAGATGCTGGAACCAAGATTCATACATATGTAGATGGACTATGTGCTAGCGCTGGAACGTTAATTCTAATGATGGGGGACGATGTAAATATTTATGAAAATTCTGTTGTAATGATACATAAACCAATTAGTGGCTGTTATGGAAATACTATAGATTTTCAAAAATGTATCGATTTATTAAACACTATTGAAAATAGTACTATGATCCCGTTATACATGAAAAAAGCAAAATTAACAGAAGATGAAATAAGAGACCTTATAAATGCAGAGACATGGATGGGAGCTAAAGAAACCGAAGAATGTTTTAATGTTAATTTAATAAATGAACAAAAACAAGTTGCTGCATGTGTATCTAATCTATTTAATAATTATAAAAATGTACCAGATACACTAAAAAATCAGTTGAATATAAGAAAGCCAAAACTAGATTATTCAAAATTTGAACAAAGATTATTTAATTTAAAGAAATAACAAAAATAACTATTTGAAATACAATAGTTATTTTTTTATTTTATAAAAATAGAAAAAAGGAAGGTAAAACTATGAACGAAAAAGAATTAATTGAAAAAAGAAACGAAATCCAAGACAAAATGGAGAAAATACTAAATAAGGCTAAAGAAGAAAAAAGAGCCATGACAGAAGATGAAATAAAAAACTTTGATGATATGGAGAAAGAAATAAAGAACATAGATGCAACAATCGAAAGAGGAGAAATTGCTAATAGAATGGCACATAAAGAAGTGATAGACAAAGGACTTACTGAGGAAGAAAGAGACATAAAGAATTTTGCAAGCTACATAAGAGCGATTGCAGGAAAGATACAAAATGAGGCTACTCAACTTACAAAAGGAGATAATGGTGCTGTTATTCCTAAAACAATAGTTCAAAAGATTATAGAAAAAGTAGAAGATATATGCCCAATATATAAATTAGCAACAAAATATCCTATTGGAGGCACAATAAGCATTCCAAAAGAAGATGAAAGTTCTGATGCAATAACAGTAGCTTATGCAACTGAATTTACAGATTTAACAAGTCATTCATCAAAGACAGGTAGCATTGAATTAACTGGATATTTATATGGTGCATTAACAAAAATATCTAAATCCTTATTAAAAAATACAGACTTCAAATTAACTGAATATGTTATAAACAAAATGTCTAAGAAAATTGCAAAATTCTTAGAGGGAGAATTATTAAACGGAACATCTGGAAAAGTTGCAGGTGTTATGGGTTCATATGATTCAACAAATATGAAGGTAATACTAGCAAAAAAATCTTCTTTAAGTGCGGATGAGTTAATAGATATTCAAGAACTTGTACCAGATGTATATGCTACAGATGGAATTTGGGTAATGCATAAAAATACAAGAAAAGCCATAAGAAAATTAAAAGATGGACAGGGTAATTACTTGTTAGAGAAAGACTCAAATGCAAGATGGGGCTATAAATTAATGGGAAATGATGTATATTGTTCAGATAATGTAAAACCAATAGGAACAGCATCAGTACCAGTAATAATGTTTGGAGATTTTTCAGGATTAGCTGTAAAAGAGTCTGAACAATCTGAAATTCAGATACTAAACGAATTATATGCAGCTCAACATGCAATAGGTGTAGTTGCTTGGGGAGAAGTAGATGCAAAGGTTGAAGATACACAAAAAATAGCTGTAGCAGTATCTGGAGCAACAGATCCAACAGCTAAATAGACTTCCTAAAAAGGAGGACAAGCAATGAAAGTAAGTGAAATTACTGTAAATGATATTACTAATTATTTGAGATTATCGGAGATTAGCGAAGAAGAGAAGAAAAATATTGAATTGTTTTTAAATATTGCTAGGAACTATATTGAAAATTATACAGGAATACCACAAAAGTCCGAAGATGAGAAGGCGGAAACGCTTGACACATATCCGGACTTTATCATTGTTGTTTATGTACTGTGTCAAGACATGTACGACAACAGAGTAATGTATGTTGATGGGAAAAACATCAATAATTCTATAAAAACTATTCTTGATATGCATACGAGGAATAATTTATGATAAATGCAGGCGATTATAATAAAAAAATATCTATATATCAAATTGAAGAGAAAGAGGATAATGACGGGTTCATTGCTAAAAAAAAGGTTATCGTTCTCGAAGCGTTTTCTAAAATAAAGACAACTAAAGGATATACTTTAATTGCAAATGGGTCTGATTTTGAAAAGGCTTATACTAATTTTACTATTAGATATTCAAAAAAAGTTGAAGAAGCATATTACAATTCAGATAGAAATGTATATGTGGAATACAAAGATAAGATCTATACTATTGAATATTTGAATAACATTGATGAAGCAAACATTGAGCTCGAAATGCAATGTAAAAGGGTTACAAAATAATGGCAAGTTTTAAAGAAGAATTACCAAATGATTTAATAAAAATGTTTCAAGAGTTAGATCAAGATAGTGAAAAAATGATGGGAGAAATGACAAGAGCAGGAGCTGAAGTCGTTTATAAAAATGTTTTAAAAAATATGCCTAAAAGTTTAAAAAATTCGGAAATTGTAAAATGCCTTAAGTTAACTAAGATATATAAAACTCAAAGCGATGATGGAATTAATACAAAAGTAGCTTTTTATGGATATTTTAAAAATAAAAGAGGAATAACGACTCCAGCACCACTTGTTGCCAATGTTTTTGAGCATGGAACATCAAAAATTCAGAAGAAACCATTTATGAGGCAATCATTTAAAAAATCAGAGATTGAATCAGGAATGAAAAAAGTACAAGAAAGATACTTGCCAAAGGAGTAAAAGATGGAAAGTGAAATCAAAAAAATTTTGAATTTAGAAAATATAGATGTTGCACATTTAAGATACAAAGGTAACAAAAAAACTTACGTTGTCTGGACGATAATTGAAGATGAACCAAGTTTTTCAAGTGATGATGAAATAACAGACAGTGAAGTAACTGTTGATATAGATATTTATAGTGATAGCAATTATTTAGAAATAATGAGATTAATAAAAACTAAAATGAAGGAAAATGACTGGACGTGGGATGGAGATAGTCAAGAATTTTATGAAGAAGATACAAAACTATATCATAGAACATGTTCATTCAAGAAAGGAAGGTATATAAATGGCTAGTATTGGTCTAAGAACAGCTAAGTATAATCCCATAGATTATACAACTAAGAAATATAAGGAATTAAAGAACTCAAAAGTACCTGTTTTAGGTAGGCTTATTGATGCAAAAATATCTGAAGATAGAAATAGTACAAAATTATATGCAGATGATATAATTGCTGAAAAAGATACGTCATTCAAGGGAGGAACTGTAACAATAACAGTTGATAATGTCACAGATGAAACGTATGCAGAAGTGAAAGGGTGTACAATTACAGAAAAAGAAGTAACCGACAATTCAGAAGATATTGCACCTGAGATTGGCTATGGTCATATAGTTACCAAAATATATAAAGGCGTTAAAAGCTACAAAGTAGAGTTTTTACCACGTATTCAAATAACAAAGATTACTGCTGATAGAAAAACAAAAGGAGAGTCAATAGAATATAATACTGTATCTATTGAAGCATCAATAATGGAATTAGAAGAAGAAATTAACGGAATGAAGATTGGGGATTGGAAGAAATCTGAAACGTTTGCAACGTTGGCTGAAGCACAGACATATCTAGATGGACTTTTAACACCATCAAAATAAAATAGGAGGTGGACTAGAGATAGTCTGCCTCTATAAATTTGGGAGAAAAAAATGATAGATATTATTAAACATATAGAATATAAGGGAGTAGTTTATCCTCTTGTATTTAATTTCAACGTGCTTGAGAAAATTCAAGAAAAGTATGAATCATACGAAAAATGGGGAGAAATGACTGACGGAAAAGAACATGAAGTAAATATTGGTGCTCTTAAGTTTGGAATTACAGAGATGATAAATGAAGGAATAGACATTGAAAATGACGATACAGAGATAAAAAGGGAATTTGTAACGCCAAAACAAGTTGGAAGAATAATTACTGGTTTAGGAATAAAAAAATTAACAGATAAGGTTCAAGAGACAGTAATTGAATCAACAAAAAATGAAGAAGTAGAAAAAAACGTGTAATCCACGAGGAAGAAGAATTTGTAATTGATTTCTCGTGGATACTGTATATCGGACATTGTTTATTAGGCTTTTCTGAAAAAGAAGTCGGAAGAATGACAATGTCAAAATTTTTAAGATTATATAAACATTATAAAATAAATTATGATTTTAGATTACAACAAACAACTTATGCAGAATTAGAAGATAAAATTAATCATCAAGGAGAAATGTTTGTAGATGAATAAAATGGAAAAGATAAAATGCCCTCAGTGTGGACAAACTCTGATTTTTATAAATTACATTGATGGGGAAATAAAATGCACAAGATGCAAAAATAAAATACGAATACAAAAAGAAAAGAGTGAAGAACACGCACATACAGAGTTAGTGAAGTAGTTACTCAATACCTTTCTTTATTAAATAGAAAAATAAAGAAGGTGGAAGAATGGCATCAAGTTTTGGTGGAGCAATAAAATTAACTGGTGAAAGTGAATATAGAAAAGCATTAAGAGATATTACATCAAATTTGAGAGAAGTTTCAAGTGAATTAAAATTAACGAACACACAGTTTGCTTCAGGAGATAAAACAGTAAAAGAAACTAAGACAGCATATACAAATATGAATAATACTGTGCAACAACAAAAAGAAAAAATCAACACTTTAAGAACAGCGTTAGCAGAAGCGGAAAAACAATATGGTTCTAACAATGAAAAAGTAAAGAATTTTAAAACTCAACTTAATAACGCTGAAAATCAGTTGATCCAGATGGAAAATGCGACCAATAAAAGTAATAAAGAATTAAAAAATATGAAATCTGGATTTGATGATGCCGGACAAGGAGCACTTAAATTTGGAGATTTACTAAAAGCTAATGTATTAGGAGATTTTATTACAAGTGGATTAAAAACAGTTGCTGGAGCAGTTAAGCAATTAGGTTCAGTATTCTTAACAGTTGGAAAAGAAGCACTAGATAGTTATGCGGATTATGAACAGCTAGTTGGCGGTGTTGAGACATTGTTTAAAGATAGCTCAGGAATAGTTGAAAATTATGCAAATAATGCATACAAAACTGCAGGATTATCAGCAAACGATTATATGGAAACTGTTACATCATTCTCCGCAAGTTTACTTCAAAGCTTAGATGGAGACACAGCAAAAGTTGCAGAAGTAAGTAATATGGCAGTAACTGATATGGCAGATAATGCAAATAAAATGGGAACTGATATGTCAAGTATACAAAATGCATATCAAGGATTTGCAAAGCAAAACTATACAATGCTTGATAACTTAAAACTTGGTTATGGTGGAACAAAATCTGAAATGGAAAGACTTCTAAGTGATGCTCAAAAAATTTCAGGAGTGAAATATGATATAAGCAATTTAAATGATGTGTATCAAGCTATTCATGTTGTACAAGGAGAACTTGGAATAACAGGGACAACGGCTAAGGAAGCTAGTACAACAATTCAAGGCTCTGTTTCTGCAATGAAATCAGCTTGGCAAAACATGCTAACTGGGATTGCAGACGATAATGCGGATTTTGATGGACTTATCAATAATTTGGTAGATAGTATTGTTACTGCGGGGGAAAATATTTTACCAAGAGTAGAAACAATAATTGATGGCGTAATTGAATTAGTAATGAGCACAACAGAAATTATAATTGACGATCTACCACAAATAATAGAAACAGGAAGAGGTATGATTTCTGGATTGCTACAAGGAATACAAGAAATGCTTCCGGAATTAGCAAGTTCGGCCTTTTTAATTATACAAGAATTAGTAACATCTTTACTAGAATCATTACCACAACTATTACAGATGGGAATAGATTTGTTGACGGAATTAATAAATGGAATTTCACAAACTCTCCCACAATTAATACCAGTTATGGTTGAAGCTGTTGCTGGAATAGCGGAGACACTAATTGATAATATAGACACAATAGTTGATGCTGGAATAAATCTTATTATTGGACTAGCAGATGGACTGATTGCGGCACTGCCAAAGCTAATAGAAAGAGCTCCCGTAATAATTGATAAATTAGTAACAAAGCTGACAGATCCAGACATGATTGGAAGGATTATTCAAGCTGCAGGAAGATTAATAAGTGAATTGGCTATTGGATTAATACAGGCAATTCCGAAGCTTCTTGCAAATATACCTCAAATTATTAATTCTATTGCTAAAGGTTTACTAAATGGAATTGCGGACTTAAGAGATGTTGGAAAAAACCTCCTTAAGGGACTGTGGGAAGGCATGTCTGGAATTAAAGATTGGCTATGGGACAAAGTTAAGGGAATGCTTAATGGATTAACAGATAAAATAAAGGGATTTTTCGGTATTCATTCGCCATCAACTTTATTTAAGAATGAAATTGGAGAAAATCTTGCTTTAGGGTTAGGAGAAGGTTTTACAGATACAATGAAAAATGTGTCAAACGATATGCAAAATTCAATTCCTACCGAATTTGATATGAATACAACGGTTATTAGAACAGATGTAACAAGTCAATTAACGTTGGAGAATATAACAGGTGCTTTCGTAACAGCTGTTAAAAACTTAAATGCACAAGTAATAATTGATAAAGATGTAGCAGGAAGATTTGTTATCACATCCGTAAATAACAAATTCGGAGAAGTTATGTTGTAAAAGGAGATGAAAGAATGAAAGTAAGAAGGTTTTTATTAGAAAATGAAAAAGGTCAACAATTCAAACTAGACAACTTATCTGAAGGTTGTTTTCTTTCATCTCCTACAAATTTAGGTTATTCTTACTCCATTGATTTTGTACAACTAGGAAGTGATTTTATTGAAAATAACAGAAAAATACAACAGAAGAATCCTAGTGGAACATTATACTTTAAGTCGTATGATAAAGTTAAAGAATTTTGCGATTTTGTTGAGAGTTCTCAAAAGTTGAAGTGGATATACATTATTCCATTTGAAGCAGGAGAAAGGACATATTATAGAGATGTAAGCCTCGTTAAATTAGATAAGACTGAAAAATCGGGGAAATGGTTAGCTTGTCCTGTAGAATTTGCTGGACTATCTTTATGGTACGAACAGAATGAAACTATATTTAATATAGAGACTTTTGATAATGAGATGCGTTATCCATTTACTATTAACAGTAGATACATAAAATACAATACTCGTTCAATTCAGGTTCAAAATAGAGGACACATAGAGGCTCCGATTCAAGTTGTAATCGATGGATTCGTTAAAAATCCTTCAATTTCGATTTGGGTTGATAAAGAAGAATTTGCAAGTATTAAAATTCCTATTGTAATAGAAGAATACGAAAAATTTTTATATTCAAGTAAAACTGGCGAAATCTATATTCAAAAACAGAAAACAGATGGAACTCTCGAGAGCCTATGGAAAAAGGATTATATAGATATAAACAAACAGAACATTATTAAATTACCTGTAGGAGCTTCGGAAATTCGATTAACAGCAGACGATGATGTCGTAAATGCTAAATTAACAATATTTCCACAATATAAGGTGGTGTAAAAATGAATGTAAAAACAACTTTTGATAAAAAAATATATGAATTAACATATAATGAGCAAAGTGGATTTTACGAAGTTGAGCTTGAAGCTCCTGAGACAGGTGGAATTTACAATGCAGAAGTTTCATTTATAGATTTAATTGATAATACAGAGACTTATGCGAAAAAAATTCAAATTTGGGCAAAAGCAAAAATTGACAATACAATACAAGGAACTTTAGTTTATTTTTTAAGTAAAACAGACTTAAGTATAAAAGATGTGCTGGAATTTGAAGATTATGAATATGTGATTGATGAAGAAACAAACAAAAATACTATATTTAATATAGTTCAAGAAGTAAATGCAGAAAATGGAGATATAGTAATCTTACAAAGAAATGGTAAGGTAGATTATATTGGTATTGTTCAAGAAATTGAGAATGAAGATGGAGCAAAAGAAAGAAAAATAACTTTAAGATATATATCAAACATATTCGATAGAAAGATAATATTGGAAAATGCGGATTTAATAACTAAGACTGGCGTTGAAGATTTTATTGCAAAAGAAATTTATGATAATTTTACTAATTCAGATGATGATCTATTGAATATCAAATGGCTAGATGTAGAAGTTAAAACACATACGAAAATAACAAAATCTGTAGATAATGATAATGGAATATTTAATTTTCATACTTTTATTAATAACTGCAGCCAGAATTATAATATTGTTTTAGATTTCTCCTATGTAAGTGGAAAAATAAAATTGACAATATATAAGCAAGAAAATGTAGTTCAATTAATAGATACAACTATTGCAGATATAAGCAATTATGTTGAAAAATTTGAAACAAATGTTATTGCAAAGGTTGTGGTAAAGACAGATACAGATATTCAAAAATGGTATTTACTGAGCGATAGAACTACAACACAAAATAAAAGTGACATTAATAGAGCGACTGGAAACATTGAAGTAGTATATACTTCAAAGGCAGAAGATGCAAGACAAACAGCATTAGATAAATTCAAATCGAATACTTACAATCATTATATTTCATTTTCAATAAATAGAAATAGTAAATTATTTGATGTTGAAAAGATGAAAATTGGTACACCGCTAAGTGTAAGAACTAATAACAACATTATATTAGATACATATATTTCAGCAATAAAAGATGATGGAAGCAACTTCATCGAAATTACTTGTGGAAATATGAGAGTTAATTTTATTGACAAAATTTTAAAGGAAAGGAATAAGTAAAAATGATAAAAGGTTTTAGATTTACAAATCAGCTTGCTAATGCTGAAGTTGATGCAAGAATACATCAAGAGATATTAAATAAAGCTGATGGAATTTTTTACGGAATGGATTTGAGCAAGACCAGCAGCACAATAACCATTTCCGAAGGACTTTGTGAAATTGCAGGTAGACCAGTAGCCGTTATTAATAATGAAACAGTAGCAATTAGTTCAGAAAATTTGTATTGTTTACTAATACTTGAAATTGACTTAACAAAGGAGTCGACTAAAGATAATTTTGAACAAGTTTCATTTAAACTATTAACATCAAGTACAAGTTATCCTGTTGTAACACAGCAGGACATTAATAGGTATGACGGAGAAAACAGTCTATATCAGTTAGAGTTTGCACGCTTTAGAAGCGGAACTTCCGGAATAACAGATTTTGTAGACTCAAGAAAGTTCTTGACTTTTAAAGGTTTATATGAGCAGACATCTAGTGAGTGTAAAAAAGTTTTAGAACAAATTAAAGAAGAGTTAAAGAATGTTGAAGATGGTAGCATTTATATTTTAAAGTCAGATGCAGAAAAAAAATTTTTACAGAAAACAGATGCTGAAAATCAATATCTGAAAAAGAGTGATGCAACATCGACATATATGACGAAAACCACAGCAAATCAGTCTTTTGTAAACAAAAGTACAATAAAAAAAGGAACTGCAGTGCCTACATCACTTAATGAAGGCGATATATATTTTCAATATTTTTAATTAGGGGGTGTAACAAATGGCAACAAGTGGAAGTGTAGACTCTGGAGGATATCAGGGAAGAGTACTAAGATTTGAATGGGGAACTAACAGCATAAGTGCGGAAAGAAACGTAAGAAACATCTGGTATAAAGTCACTGCCGTTGGAGGAAGTTCATCGAGATATTACCATCACAACGAAACAGTAGAAATTAATGGTCAGAACGTATATTCAGGAGATGACTCCCATTCTGTCACAACTGGTGATGTGTTAGCCTCTGGAAACTTGGATATTAATCAGAGTAATACCACAAGCCTTACTGTAAAAATGCATGGAGGCATATATGTTCGTTCAGATAATATCGACAAAGAACAAAGTTGGGCTTTAGATACAATACCTAGATATTTAAGTATCACCGAATTTAAAGTTAACAGTAAAGGCCTCAATGAAGTAGAAATTTATTGGAAGGTATCAGATCCTAGAAGTTCAACTCATTATTCGCTAAACGGTGGAGATTGGATTGGTTCTGCAACTTATAGTGAGAACGTAGCAAGTGATGGAAAAAGCGGAACATTTAAAATAAAAAATCTACAGCCCAATACAACATATAAGTTAAAAATAAAATGTACGAGAAGTGATAGTGGTTTATCAACTGAGAGTAATGAGATAAGTTTCACAACTTATGATATAGCAAGAATAAGTACAGCTAGCAATTTCAAACATGGAGATGGAACCTCAATACAAATTACAAATCCTGCTGCACTAACCTTAAGTCTTGAAATGAAAATAGGCAGTAATTCTATTTTAACTAAAACTGTAGTAACAGGAACAAACTCGATTTCTTTTTCAGATAACGAACTAGACAAGATTTATAAACTATATGGTAACAGTAACTCATTAACTGTTACTTTTATTGTATCTGGCGGTGGATATACAAACTCGAAAACATGTACGGTAACTTTGGCAGGCAATCAAAAGACATCTTTTCTAAAAGTTAATAATTCAATCAAGAGAGCAAAAATATTTGTTTGTGTAAATGGGCAAATTAAAAGAGCTGTAGCTTGGATCTGTCAAAATGGAAAAATAAAGAGGTGTGGTTAATGAAGATAGTTGAAACAATAGTTGAACCAAACAAGATAGAAGTAGGAACGAGATTCAAGTTAAAGGTTAAAGTTATTGAATATTTAACATATTCAGAGATTAAAAATCTAAGCACATTGCAGCTAAAAAAATACTCAACTAAACAGTTGAAAGGAGAAAGAGATGAAACAAACTGAATACGAAATACCGATTTTCACAGATAATGATAAAGCGGATCTTAATTTATATTCTTCTAAAATGGCTGAAGCGTTAAAAAAACAGCTCGATAAATTTGGAAATCCACTAATTTTTAAAGGGGCTGTTTCAACATTAACAGAATTAGAAAATTTAAAGTCAAGTTCCTCTGCGGGAGAAATCTATCGAGTTAATTCCGAATCTAAAAATTATATTTTTGATGGAACAAATTTTCAAGAATATTCAGATGATATTAATATAGATCTATTAGAATCAAAATCACATAAATATCATTTAAAAATTACATCTGCAGTTACGGCGGGAACAGAAGTAACAATACCGTGCTACTATAAGGTCGGACAAGCGGTGATTGACGTGTACTTGAATGGAGAACGATTATTGTTAAGCTCTGATGCAAGCGGAACAGATGGACATTATAGAGAAGTTGGAACAGCAAATAGCATATCTAATAAGATAAAAACAACAACAGACTGGGCTCTTGAAACGGGAGATGTATTAGATTTTGTAGTAAGGCGGTGATTATAGTGCAACCTAATTTGAGAGATATACAAAAAATGATAAATGATGCAGTTCTTTCAGTGAAAAAAGCAGAAAATCCTGTTGGACATATCAGAATGGAAACAACAAACACAAATCCAGCTACATATTTAGGATTCGGAACATGGGTATTATGGGGAGCTGGAAGAGTACCTGTTGGAGTTAATACATCAGATAGTAGTTTTAATACAGTTGAAAAAACTGGAGGCTCAAAAACAGCAAATATATCACATACACATACGATAGCAAGTCATAATCACGGTGGAAATACTGGAAGTACAGCACTAACAATAAATCAAATACCCGCTCATACGCATGATGTTTGGCAGACTTCAGGAGGCTCTGCACAATCAACTGAAGCAAATGCTCTGTCTGGAGCGACCGCATGGAATAAAACTCTAAGAAATGTTGAAAAATTTGCTAAAAGTACTGGTGGAGGACAAGGACACATTCATACAATATCTGCATCAGGACAACAAACTACAAGTTCTGCAGGCTCTACATCATTATCATTACTACAACCATATATAACATGTTATATGTGGAAAAGAACAGCGTAGGAGGTAACGATGGAAAAGTCAGATATAATGAAACTTCAAGAAACAGAAGACAGAAGTAAATCTAATACAAAAAGATTAGATGAACATGACATTAAATTTAAGGAAATGTCAGGAAAGCTCGAAGATATTCACGAACTTACATACTCTATAAAAGAAATTGCAACAGAAGTAAAACTCATGAGAGAAGATGTAAATAAGCTAGATGCACGTGTTGGCAACATTGAAAATGAGCCAGCAAAAGATTATAAAGAAGTTAAAAAAGCTATAAGAGACAAAATAATCTTATCCGTTGTAGGTGCGATTGTTGGTGCTGTTATAGCTTTAATTATTAAATAAAATAATAGGAGGAAATTGAAATTATGGATATATCAGTATTAACACAATATTTTAGTATAGTAGTTGTAGGAATATGTTTATGTGTTGGCTACGTTATAAAAAATAGCCTTGACTTTATACCAAACAAGTACATACCACTAATAATGCTAATTTTAGGATTAGTAATTAATGTATTAATGAATTTAAACGGTATAAATGCAGAAGTAGTACTAACAGGAATGTTTAGCGGCTTAGCTTCTACAGGACTATACGAAATGTTTAAGAATTTAATTAATCAGGAGGACAAGTAGTATGAATAAAACCGCAAAAGCCTTGAGGCTGTACACACACACACACACACACTAGCATTTTTAGTGAACAAAATATGGGACAAGGAGGAAGTAGAGAGCACAGAGATGTAGCAATACTTCCTCGTGATTGCGAATGATTCCGAACTGCAAACAATTAAAATATTCATCTAAAGAAATTAAAATAGGAAAGATTAATAACGAGAATGTATACAGCAAAGTAATTAGGTCAAACAGCTTCTTAGCTCCTAATTCTAGTATAAACATATCACACCAAATATCAAATTTGAAGGAAATAATCAAAGCTGATTTAATGGTTACTTACCAAAATGAATTTTATCCTTCACCTGTTTCTTACGATGACACAACTAAAATCGCAACTATTAATAAAATCAATTCAACAAACATTATTTTAAGGAGCGGCAATGAAAGTTGGGGCAGTACAACATTTACAATTATTTTAGAATATACAAAAAATGAATCATAGCATTCACTCTCGAAAAAACAAAATGATACCAAAAAGTAAACGACAGAACCAAAACATAGAAGACATAAAAAGCGAATTAAATAAATCGATAAAAAGATATGAACAACCACCGACACAGGATCTTAATGATTTTACTGATAATGGAATATATTGGTATAACGCTGGATCATCGAATATTCCAGAGGATAAGTATGGAATTATTTTAGTAGTTTCTTCTCCTGCAGGCACCAAAAATAGCACGAACTATTGGTGGACTGTACAAGTAGCCTGCAGTACGAATGATAATATTTTTATTAGACACTCTACTGATAAGCATACTTGGTCAGCGTGGTCTAAAAAATAGAAAAGGAGGAAAAATAAATGGGAATAATAGAAACTAATTTAAATTTCAAAGATATGTCTGACAGAAAGTCAACAGAAAGAATAATTCTACATCATGCAGATGCAAAAAATTGCTCTGCTGAAGATATACATAGATGGCATTTGAATAATGGTTGGAGCGGTGCAGGCTATCACTTTTTAGTAAGAAAAGATGGTAAAGTATATAGACTTCGTCCAGAAGACAAAGTTGGAGCACATGCATATGGTTCAAATTATAATTCTTTAGGAGTATGCTTTGAAGGTAACTTCATGGAAGAAGATATGCCAGAAGCTCAAAAAGAAGCTGGAAAAGAATTAGTTGCATACTTAAAGAACAAGTACAACATAACAACAGTACAGGCTCATAGAGATGTATGTGCAACCTCATGCCCAGGAGATAAATTTCCATTTGGCGAGATTGCAAATTCTGAGACAAACAATAAAGTTATACCTCAGTCACAAAAAAACGTCCCAAAAGGCAACGTGGCAAGAATACAAGCTATTCTAAATGATAAATACGGGTTAAGTATTGCTGTAGACAACATCTATGGAAATGAAACAAAGAAAGCCTTAGTAAAAGGTCTACAAACAGAATTAAACAAACAATATGGAAGAGGTTTAGCTGTCGATGGAATATTTGGAACCAACACTTACAATTCTTGTATAAATGTTAGAAAAGGTGCAGAAGGTAATATTACATATTTAATTCAAGCAATGTTAGTATGTCATTCATTCGACATAGATGCGGACGGAATATTTGGACCTGCAACAGAAAATGCAGTAAAAGATTTTCAATCAAGAAATGGACTATCAGTAGATGGAATAGTCGGGAAAAATACTTTTAATAAATTATTCAAGTAAAAATTTGGTAGGAGCAATCCTACCTCTTTTTTTATGCCAATTTTTGCTATAGCGAAAGAAAGTGCGAAAATTTAGACGACAAACTATATTCTTAAATAATTAAAATGTCTTAAAACTCATTCTCATACGTTGATTTTTTGCCTATTTTTAGCCATTTTACAAGTTTCGACAGAATTTTTACATAAAATTTGTTATTATATTAAAAAGGAGGACAAGCTTATGGAAGATATAAAAAAGCTTGAACTAATGATAAAAAATGATAGCAAATACAATGATATAATAGAGCAGAGCATGCAGATAGATAAATACATAAAAAAGAAAATTGAGGGAGCATTATAGCTTCCTCATATTTGGTTTATGAGCAAATTAGTATTTGAGTGACTCAAAATATGACTTTGTCGAATTTTATTATATAATTTAATCATAAAAAAGAAACGCGTTTCTCCAATTTAAAAGAGAAAAACAAATGGAAAAAGAAATAAATGAATTATATAAAAATTTAAAATGGTATGAAAGAATAATTATAAAAATTTTTAAGAAAACGTTTTTAAAGGGATATAATTTGATAAGAATAAATATTGTTAATCAATTGTTATGAGATTTGATTTTTTATAGTAATATAATGTTAATTGAAGATATTTTGCCCACCATTTGCCCACCAAAGATAAAATCTTTTAAAATGTTATAAAATTTACACAATTTTAGAAAGCCTTGCTAGAGTAGGGGGAAAAACGCTTACAAAATTCAATAAAATATGATAAGATAAATACGAAATGGATGGGTAACAACCCTATGGTTGGTGCTACAGTTTCAATTGCAGTTGCTGTAGAAGAAGCTATGAAATAGTTGAAAATACTGTAATGTAGCGATTATCTAATGTTTATAAAACTATAAAAATAAACTAAAAAATAATAAAAAGTTGTCAACTGTCAACCATTTGTCAACCCAAAAAATTGTCCGCTAATTTAGTGGATAATTTTTTTACACAACAAACAAAAAAATGTTCGCAAAATCTATTGACAAATTCTAAAAAGCGATGTAGAATATACACGAAATACGAACATACGTTTATATAATGAATTGATAGGAGGATAACAAAATGAATATTCTAAAACAAAAAAATAATAATATAATTGATTTGACAAAACCAGTAGAAATAAAAACATATTTAACGGTTAGCGTTTTAGGAAAAAGTTTAAATTTGAATATCAATTTTAAAAATATAAATGTTCCAGAATTAGATATGAATGATAAAGAGGTAAATTTATTTTTACCAGTAAGATATAAAAAAATAGGGACAGTTGAAATTGTAAGTGAAGCTATAAAAAAGATGTATTCTGAGATTGCAGAAATAGAGATTGCAAATAGTATGGAAAAAATAAGAGTAATGCTAGGTTTTGCACCAGAAGATTATGCTATAAAAAGAATGCCAGATACATTTATAAAAAATGCCAGAAATAAAACAATAATAATAAATCCAGATATTACGAAATATAGTAGAAAAATAATTGAAACGAGTTTGATACAAGCCTTTTGCAAAACAAAACATAAAGAAAATTCAAAAGAATATAAGGCCATATTAAAAAATGCAATAGAAAAATATGAAAATTATGAGTATAGAATAATTAAGGTATCATAACAATTATATTCTAAATACATTACGAGAGTAAATTGCTAAAAAAATATTTCTGCTACATAATAAGGTAGGATATGAAATATTAGAACAATTAGATGAAGGAGAATATAACAAAATACCTTCTGAAGTAATTATAACAATAAGAGAAAATAGAAACACAGAATATGAATTCGAATTAGATGAGGAATTAGAACTAAAAGAACAAGAATTATTACCAGAAACAAAGGCAATTTTATTTAACATATTTAGAGATTATTTATCAACACAAGAGCAAAAAGAAAAAATAATAAAAATGCAAGCAGTAGAAAGACAAAAAAATGAACGAAAGAAAATAGAACAGTATCATTCAGATTTATTTGCTAACAAGCAAATAAATCGAGATATTAAAGAGGCACATATAGCGTTAATTGAATATAAAGGAAATATGTTTAAGAAAATATTTAATAGAATAAGACAATTTTTTCGAGTATGAGGAGTATATAGAGAAAAATGTTTATTATGTTTTAGGAAGATATTACGAGCAATCTTTCATAAAATTGTTGTTTTTCTAAAAATTTTAGAGTATAATGTTTTATCCTTTTCAAAGGAAATCTTTGAGAAAGGAGGTGAACACTTTGAGTTCATTTGACTTAATATGGCGTCTTATTGTGTTATTATTACTTAGCTTAAGTGATGACAATAAAGATGACAATTCTCAAAACTAGTGAAAGCTAGGAGGCGGTCTGACCAACTGCCTTTATTTTTTATATAAAAAAGAGATATGTGACCAACATATCTCTGTGAACATTGAGTTCTTTGACTTATTCTCTTGCTTAAGCTAAATATAGTATACTACTTTTTTTAGTATATGTCAAATGAATTTTAAATATTCAAAAAATTATTGACAGGCGTCATAACTGTGTTGAAAATATATTATGAAAATTTTAAATAAAAAATATTTCTGCTACATAATAAGGCAGGATATTAAATCCTGCCTTATGTATTCTATCTTTTCCAAAATAAAATATATAAAACGAACTTAAAATCCTGTCTAATAATAATAGCCAATAATTAATTGTAAATAATTAATCACTAAAAATTAATAATAATTTAACTAATTAAAAACTAAAA